CCTTTTCGGGGGAGAAATCTCCCCCGTTCCCCCTCTGCCGCTACGCGGCCACAGGCGGTTTACAAGAAAGGCTCGCCCCGACGTTCGCGGACACGTTCGTCGCAAGGTTGTGCAAATGCCAGTACGACAGGCCGCACCCCGTGCCACCGCCGCGGACGCCGCCAAACAGGGCAACATCGACCTGCGCGTTATTGAACCAAAAACCATCGCACTCATACGTCGTTTCACTGCCGGACGCAACCGCAGGAATCCGGCCTCCGTCTGTCATCTCCATCTTGTTGATATATCCTCCGGATGTTCCGGATGGTGTCACTCCCGTGTTGATATATCCTGCTCCGGTGCTGTCATACGGCGGCACAAACTTCACCTTGACGATTCCTTTGTCATTTATCAGACCGCGAATCCGTTTCCAGTAATTTCCGAAAAAGTTCTCACAATAGAACAGTTTCACTCCATTGGTCGCACTGCTATATCCATAGAACTGACCGAGGCCGTTCATTGTTCCGGTCTCGAGGAAATCGTTCGCATTGCTGCATCCTGCGCCGAATGATGCCTGTGAGTTCGTACTTTTTGAGATCAGAGTACACATTTCATACATGAGATTACACTCGGAAAATGAGAGTTTATCCCACCTGTCGCCGTTCTGCTGCGCCGCCGTTGTCTCCTGTGCATCCGTGAGGCTTGCCGACACCGTCTGACCGGATAGAGACCGCATCCTGTTATTTGTGACACTGCCCTCATACATCGGGAAATACGTCACAGGCAGGATGTTCCCGTCTGCGTCTGTGTGAGCGTATGCGTGATATGTTTCATCAAACTGTGTCTCGCAGAAAATCACATAGTGATAATTCTTGACCGCGTACCTCTTGACCCAAATCAAAGGAATCTCCGACATCGCGTTTCCTGCGTATGCAACGGATGCGATGTCACTTGCTCCTCCCGTCAGTTTGAGGGCGTGATTCTCGTGGTTCAGTTCATAGTCGACCGACCCGTCATTATTGAGCATGACCGGACGATTGTCTCTGACGAACCAAATATCTCCCCAATCCCCATAGTCAAACATCCCTACCGAGCAATTCATCTTTGCAGGTGTCATCCCAACCGCATCGTACAGATACGTCCCCCTTTGCGCCGGATTGCTGTCGGCCAGATTGATTCGCATTCCATATCGTTTCGGCTTTTCTGCTGCTCCTGCGAGGATTTTCTCTGTATTCGCAAGTATTTCCTGCGACGTTTCCTCCTTTGCCATGAAAATTCTGTCTCCTGCTGCCATTATCCGCTTACCTCCTCATTATTTTCATTTCCGGATTCCTCCGGTGAATCGCCGCCTCCGTTCTCCGGTGCTACTGCCTTTTCGTCGATCTCCTCAAAATAGAGCGAACCGTTTGAAATCCCCATCCGGTAATCAATCTTCGTCTCGTCATCCTGCAACTCGACCGTAATCGCCTGTTGCTCCATCCTCTTGAGCATCTCCTCTCCCCTGTTCACCATGTCCTCGTAATACTTTTTCGCATTGGTGTCCATTCCGGTCTTGATGTCATTGATTGCCTCGATGTCCACTGCGACAGGCAGGTTCATAAATGCACTTACCCCGTCGCCGACACGGATGACGCGATGACCCTCCTCGGTAATTTCGAGACCGAGTTCGCCATCATCAAGCACTCTCTCCGATGCCGTCCAGTTCGCCGTTGTGTCCTTTTTAATTCTGATTGTTGCGGTTGCCATTACCCTCTCACCTCTTTTCTAAATCGTGTGCGCTCTGCCTGCGTTATATTTATCATAGTCCGTTGAAAACGCCGTTCCTCCGTCTATGAGCAGGAACTCCCTGCTCTTTGCCGTTCCTCCGTCTATGGTGATGTTGATGTCTGTTTCGAGTGCTCTGATTCTCTCATAATAGTCCTTGACTTCATTGAGAATCGCATTCAGTCCGGACATGTCAATGACGACTTTCCGCGCGGCCTCCGTTGCTTTTACGCAGGCCGCAGTCTTTTCGATCGCATCCTGCGTCGCCTCAATACAGTCTTTGACCGCTGCCGCCGTCCTGTCCTCCCGTTGGCTTTCTTTGATCTCCCTTGCCTTTTCCTGCGCCACTCTGACGGCCTCTGCTGCCTCGCGCAGTGCCTCGGCTGCATTGATACGCTCGGATGTCTCCTGCGCCATCTGTAACGCCTCACGCGCCGCATAAATTGCATTCTCAAGTCTTGTATATTCTTCCGAGGAAATGATCGTCTCGTCAACCATCTGTGACGGATAGATTTCCAGTTCAAAGGACGCACTTGACAGGAGTGCTCCATTCTGATACAGTTCCACATCACAGAGAGCCGTTCCATGAACAGCGAGCATCTGACGAGTGAGTGGTATGAGTGCCTCATTTTTCTGACGGGTGCAATCATTCCACACCCTATTCTCGTCCGGTTTTCTCATTGCCACAGCAATCTCAACATCTTTCGGAATCTCCCACTCAACTCCGTCAACTGTCAATGTTACTCCGACATAACGTGTCGCCATGTCCAACTGTTTCGCCGCCACTGCATACCTTTTCACATCTCCATACAGATCAACTTTTATATGTCTGATGATATTCATTCATCCTCACCTCCGTCCTGTTCTGTCTCTCCTGCCTCCGCAAATATGTCCTCGTATTCGCTCAAATAACCCGTTTTCTCCGCAATCCATGCAATTCTGTCTTTGAGGTTATTTGCCGTCTCCTCTGCGGCTTTCTGCGTGTCATAGAGGCTCTTTTTCGTCGCATACATCTCCGCGATCGAGATTGCCTCATTCGTGATCGCCTCCGTGAGCATTTCCTCCACCTGCGTGGTTGTGGAATAACTTTCAAGCGTATCAATGAGGACTTTTTCTGATTCCTCCACAGCGGCATCCTTTGCCGACTGTGCCTCCGCTTTTGTTGCATACAGTTGACGCATCGTGTCGTCGACTGCTGCCTCCACCGCTGCCCTTATCTGCGCGGCCATCTTTTGAAGTTCCTCGCTGTTCCCGACCGCATCATTAAGAGTTTCTGTCGCCGCACTTGATGCCACCGCCGAAATCTCTGCCGCCTGCAATTCCTGCTCCTGCTTTTGCAATTCCTCGAACGAAAGCCTTGTATTTGCAAGTTCACATTTGTTTGCATCCGGATTCTCCGGATACTCATACATCTTCACAACTCGATGCCTTTCCCGAATCCTCTCTGACTTTGAGATCAGCATGACCGTGTCTCCGAGATCAAATCCAAGTATTTCACCATATTTTTCCGGTTTTGATGCTGCAAGGTCTTTTATTTCCACTGTGTACGACCGATAAGGTTTTGACATTTCATCCAGTTTCGCCTCTGCATCCTCAAGTAACGAGGACACAACCGAATATCTGTCATCTTTCCATGTTGCCGTCTTTACCTTTCGGGAATACTGATAATTTTCTATATAGTTTTTTCCGTCTATATTGAGCATGAGGCCGTCTTTGCCGACCGGAATCAGCCGTGTCGCAAAATCATACGAATCCGACTGAATTTGCAGCTTTTTCAGATTGAGGCGTTCCATGAAATACGTTCCGCTGTCTTTCCCTATCTTTTCATAGATTGAGATTGTCTTTCCTATGCTGTCAAATGCCACCTCGCACCGATATGTTGTGATGACCGACTGAATGATCTCCCACGCGGAACAGTTGCTCTCCTGTTTGACGGTTCTCCTCTTTGTAACCTCACACCGGATAACAGTCCATCCCGTTCCCTCGATCGCCGCTGACACGCAGGAAAGAGCCGTCTGTTCTGTGCTCGTGAATCCTGTCGGGAACTGTTTCCCCTCCAATTCCTCCACGTTCATCTGTGCGGTGCATGTATACCACCCATCCGCAGGCTCAACCTTTTTGATGACGAACTCGTCTGTCTTTGTCCGGACATACCCCTCCTCTTTGATCTGCTTTGCGTATCGGTAATTCCTCCGGAACATGAATGTCATTTCCTTGTCTCCGGTTTTCAATGTGCTTGTTATACATCGCCCTTTATACGCGGACATGGTGCATATTTTCACATGCTCGTCATTATATAGAATCATGTCGCGCCTCCTATAACCACATCGGTCTGTATCTGATAGTCACCATCATCCTGTCGCTCGAAACAACGATGTTGTGCGTCTTTTTCTCCCCAACCGTCAGAAATGGGAACTCCCACAATGTAACATCAAGAAACTTGTTTTTCCCGTCCACCATGACCGTTCCCTGCTCACCGTCAATCACCACAGTTTCGCCTCGGTTAATGTTTGTGATTATGATTTCATCCGAAAAGCCTGTGATCTTTAAT